TCGAGACGCGTGCCGCCGACGACGACGGGTTCACCCTCGAAGGGTACGCGGCCGTGTTCGACACCCCCACCCGCATCGATTCGTGGGAAGGCCGGTTCGACGAGCAGATCAGCCGCGGGGCGTTCAAGAAGACGCTGTCCGAGCGGATGCCGGTCGTCCAGTGGGACCACGGACACGACGCCGCCACCGGATCCGTGCCCATCGCGAAGATCGAAGAGGTGTCGGAAGACGACACCGGCCTGTTCGTCCGAGCCCGCATGTTCGACAACGCACGCGTTGAGCCGATCCGCCAGGCCATCGCCGGCGGCGCCATCGATGGCATGTCATTCCGGTTCCGTGTGACCCGCGAAGACTGGGACGAGACACGCGACACGCCGATGCGGACGATCAAGGAACTCGACCTGTTCGAGCTCGGCCCCGTCGCATTCCCCGCCTACACCGCCACATCGGTTGGTGTGCGTTCGCTTCTCGCAGAGCTGCCCACGGATGACCGTGTGCGCCTGCTCACCGACCTCGGTGTCGACGCCGCCCGTTCGGGCACCTCGACACCCAGCCCCGACGCCGCCCCATCTTGGGGCACCTCGGGTTCCACCGGCACGGATCCCCGTGCCGTTCAAGCACTCGCCGCAGCGTCACGCGCGGCACGACCCACGAGGTAACAACATCATGCACGCACTCGAACTGCTGCGCGCCCAGATCGCCGAGATCGAAGCGAAGCGCAGCGCAGCCATCGAAGAGCTCGAGGCCATTGCCGGCGCCGCCGTCGGCGAGACCCGCAGCCTGGACGCCGACGAGACCGCCAAGGTCGAGGCCCGCACCGCCGAACTCGCCGAGTTCGACACGCAGCTGACCGCCCTGGACGAGCGTGAGGCCGAGCTGGTCAAGATCCAGAAGCAGACCGAGGCTCGCGCTGCGCGCCCGTCGCTGCAGGTCATCTCGTCCCCCGAGCCGACCGACGTCATGCAGGACCGGTCCTCGACGCCGCAGCAGATGGCCGACGCGCTCACCCGCTCGGTCGAGGCACGCGGCATCGACGGCGACAACATGGCCCACGTCCGCCAGCTCGCTCTGCGTCACCGCGCCGACCGCGAGTGGGCACAGAGCCTGATCCTGCGTTCGACCGACGTCTACGAGTCGGCATGGTCCAAGGCTGTCACCGGCAACGGGCTCCGCATGACCGACGAGGAGCGCACCGCGCTCTCGACGCTCACCTCCGCGAACGGCGACTACCTCGTCCCGACGCATCTCGACCCGACCGTGATCCTCACCAACTCGGGTTCCAGCAACGCGATCCGCGGCATTTCCCGCGTCGTCACGCTGTCCCGCCCCGGTGACACGTCATGGCAGGGCATCACCTCCGCCGGCGTCACTGCGTCGTTCGACGCACAGCTGACCGAGGTGTCCGACGACTCGCCGACGTTCGGCCAGCCGACCATCCCGGTCCACAAGGCGCAGGCGTTCATCCAGGCATCGATCGAGGCCGCGGAGGACATCCCCGGCCTCGCCGGTGAGCTGCTGATGATGTTCGCCGACGCCCGCGACCGGCTCGAGGGTGCGGCGCACGCCACCGGCTCCGGTTCCGACCAGCCGACCGGCATCTTCACGGCTCTCGACGCCAACACGAACGTCGAGATCGTGTCCGACACCGCTGCGGCGATCTTCAAGGCTGACCTTGACGAGATGTACCGCTCCGTTCCGGTTCGGTTCCGTGGGAACGCCCGCTGGCTGATGAACCCCCTGTGGGCGCTCGCCATCCAGAACCTCGGCACTGCCGTGTCGGCGAACTACACGACCGATCTGTCGCAGGGCACCAGCCTGTCGATCCTCGGTCACGCCGTGACCGAGTCCGACGACGCTCCGAGCTCGGTGACGACCACCGTGAAGGACAACGAGGTCGTGTTCGGCGACTTCAGCAACTTCGTCATCGTCGACAAGCCCGGCTCGTTCGCCGTGTCGTTCATCCCCACGATGTTCAACACGACCACGAACCTGCCTGACGGTCGCGTCGGCTGGTACGCCCACTGGCGCACCGGTTCCGACTCGGTGAACGACCTGGCGTTCCGTCTCCTGCAGGACAAGACCTCGGCCTGATCCTGCTGTTCGCGGGACCGACGCTCGCTTGACGGCTCGAGCGTCGGTCCCGCACTGCCGTCCCCGTCACCGCCGTCAAGGAGTCGTCAATGTCTATCCGTGCAACACAGACCTGCGTCATCGCTGTCGCAGGCATCCCGACAGCAGTCGTCGAGGGCGAATCGTTCGACGACGACGCGGAGATCGTTCGCGAGTACCCGTGGCTGTTTGAGGAACCCGCCGTCGAGGAAGCCACCGCAGCCCCCGGGCAGCGGCGAGCGACCCGTCGTAAGCCGTGACCGACCGTGTTGTGGTGGCGCACCTGTCGCCCGGCGAATGGTCGGCGTGTTTCGGTGCGTCCCTGATCGACCTGTTGTTCTACGACGCAGCGCACAACCAGCGGATCGTGTCCCACAAGTACGGGCACATGCACAAAGAAGCCGGCGCGGACAACCTGTACGCGGCGCGCAACAAGTGCTGCCAGGTTCTGCTGGACGAGTCGTCGGCGGACTGGTTGTTCTTCGTTGACTCTGACATGGGGTTCGCCCCCGACACCGTCGACGCGCTCGTCCGCTCAGCGCATCCGACCGACAGGCCGGTGGTCGGCGGGTTGGCGTTCGCCCTCAAGTCCGACGGCGCCGGCCCCATGTTCGCCCGCCGCTACCGGGCACAGCCGACGATCTACCAGATGGCCGACACCGGCGACGAAGTCGGGTTCATGCCAATGTTCGACTACCCGGCCGACACCGTGCTCGAGGTCGACGGGACCGGCGCAGCCTGCCTGCTGATCCACAGGTCGGTGCTGCAGACGGTGCGCGACAAGTGCGGCGACACCTGGTTCGACCACGTCCCCAAGCCGAAGGGCGAAGGGAAGTTCGGTGAGGACCTGTCGTTCTGCATCCGGCTCAAGTCGTGCGGCATCCCCATGTATGTCGACACGGGTGTGACGACGACGCACGACAAGGGCGGCGTGTTCCTCGACGAGGACACCTACCGGTTGCAGCAGGCGATGAAAGAGCTCGCTGATGTCTGAGCCGATCAAGGAGATCCGCCGGCTTGTCATCGGGCCGCTGTCGGAGTTGGAGTGTCTGAAGCTCGCCGAGATCGCCGCTGCGACGAAAGCGACTCGGGCGTTGGAGGTCGGCCACTACCTCGGCCTCTCCACCTCCGTCCTACTCGCGTCGCTGCCGGCCGATGTCGAGTTCGTGACGATCGATCATCACCAGGGCGACCAGTGGTGCCCCGGCACCAAGTTCGAGGAGTTCGGCGAGAACGTCGCCCCGTACGTCGGGGACAGGTCGTTCACCGCGTTCAACCAGGACATGCGGACGGTGCTCCCGATGTTGTCGGGGCAGTTCGGGTTCGTGTTCTACGACGCCGACCACACCGCGTCGGCGGTCGCTGATTTCTGGGAGCTCGCAGCCCGGCTGATGGCCCCGGATTGCACGCTGGTGTTTGATGACGCCGACTGGGCCGAACAATCCACGATGCGGACGTTGGCCGAGGACGACGGGTTCGTCGTCGTCACCGATCAGCCGTTCGTCAGGACGTCGGGCGACAAGCATGATCCGAAGACGTACACCCTTGAGGTGATGCGTCGTGGCTGACCTGCGACTCGGCCCTGACAGCGCCCGTTACATGCTTGCCGGCGGCGGTCACGCTGTGGCCCGTCCGTTCAACCTGCGCTGGTTCCTTCCGACGGTCTGCCGTAACAGCGCGCCGCGTTGGTGGCTCGCTTGGGGGCTCTCCTGGCCGATCGCCGCCGCCGGCATGGTCTGGTGGGGCTTTGAGTCGGGGTTGGTGTGGCAGCAGTACCTCGCCGCTCCGGTTCTGGTGCTCGCGTTGGCGGGTGTGTGGGCGCCGTCAGTGTGCCGCCCGGTGTCGGTGGACCTGCCTGCGATGGCGGTGTCGATCGTCGCTGTAGCAGCCCTACAGGCCGGCTGGTGGCCGTTGGCGCTGGGTCTGATCCTGGTGGCTGCGTCAATCAAGGAAACGTCGCCGGTGTTCGCAGCGTTGTGGGCGTGGCATCCGATTCTGCTGGTCGGCCTACTCGTCCCGGTGGTGGTGTCGTTGTTCCGCAAGCCGGCGTTGGACGAGATCACCGGGCACGCGATGAACGGTGTCCTCAAGCGGGTCCATGACCATCCGATCCGTTCGTCGTGGGAGCACCACACCGGAAAGTGGCGTGACGCTCGCATGGTGACGCAGTGGGGCGGCTGCCTCGCAGCCCTGTACCGCCCGTCATGGCAGATCGCTGCTGTTGTCGGTGTCGCTTACGCGCAGCTGATCGTTGCGACCGACATCTACCGGCTCATCCACACGGCTGCAGGACCGCTCCTGGCGCTCGTGGCGGTTCAGGTGGTGCCGTTGCCGTGGCTCGCCGTTGCGTGCGTCGTGTCGTGCGTGTGGTGGCTCTCCCCGGAGTTCCAGTGATGATTCCGGTCACGATCGTGACGCCGACGGTTGAGGAACGCCGACCGATGCTGCACGAGCTCGGCCAGTCGATCGCGAAGCAGACGGTGCGACCCTACGAATGGGTGGTGAAGACCGACTGGGACCGTGTCGGCCCCGCCAAGATCGTCAACGACCTCGTCGCGAACGCTGACACGCCGTGGGTGTTCCGCTGCGACGACGACGACCTGTTCGACCCCAACCATTTCGAGGTCATCGGCGACTACCTGAACGGCGACTTCGACATCGTCTACTCGTGGCCCCGTGTCGACCCGCCCGGCTGGATCGGTGTCGACGGGCTGCAGGTCATCATGCCGATGGACCGCATCTGGGACGTCAACTGGATCGCCTCCGCCGCCGCGGTCAAGACCGAACTGTGGGACCACCTCGGCGGCTACCGCGACGTCCCCAACGAAGACCACGACCTCTGGCAGCGGGCGCATCACGCCGGCGCCAAGTTCCTATGCATTCCACGCGTCACATGGACGTACCGGCTGGGTGATTGGCCGCACCTGAGCCAACCGGAGGACACCTGATGGCAGTGACGGACGGCTACCTGACATCAGCCGAAGCAGGCTCGTACATCGGCCGCCAGTTCGCTGACGGTTCCGGCATCCTCGACGATGTCGTCACGTCGGTGTCGCGGATGATCGACCAGCACTGCGGACGCCACTTCTACCGCGACGGCACCACCGAAGTTCCGGTCGCACGCGTGTTCGAGGTCGAGAACCTGTCCGAGCTCGAACTGGGACCGTTCAACGACCTTGTCTCCATCACAAGCCTCAAGACCGACGACAACGGCGACGGCACCTACGAAACCACCCTGTCGGCAAGCAACTACCAGCTGTGCCCGGTCAACGCCGTGTCACGCGGCGCCTACGCCGAGCCGTACACCGAGATCGACCTGCTGAACGCGACGACGTTCCCGTCCGCGGTCGCGTCGGGCCGCGAGTACCTGATCGAAGTGACCGGCGTGTGGGGTTGGCCCGCTGTCCCCGCGGAGGTTCGCCAGGCGGCACGCATCCTTGTCGCTGAAGTCGCGAAGCTGCAGGACGCCCCGCTAGGCGTTGTCGGTCAGTCGGAGTTCGGGGTGTTTCGTGTGCCGGCGCAGATGCCTCCGGTCGCTCGTCGCATGTTGGCGCCCTTGGTGCATCCGGCGTGGGTCGGCATCGGCTGATGGCAACACTTGCCGAGGTTCGCGCCGCTCTGGTTGACGCTCTGGACGATCTGTCTGGTGTCAACCGGTACAGCTACCCGGAGGACTCGATCCAGGTTCCGGCGGCGGTTGTTGCTGGGTTGGAGATGACGGAGATCGCGCTCGGCGGGTTGTACGACATCACCGCCAAGGTGCTTGTCGTCGTGTCACGGTCGCACACGTCGCAGCTCGAACGGCTCGACGAACTCCTCGACCATTCGGGTGCGGGTTCGGTGGTGGCGGCGATCAACGATCGTCGCGACGCCGACAGCATCTCCCTGTCAGTGACGGGTGTCGGTGATTACGGGGTGATCGAGTGGGGCGACGTCGCCCACTACGGCGCTGTCGTCACCGTTCGGGTGTTGACCTGATGGGTACGTCGAAGGACGTTGATGAACTGTCGGGCAAGCTTGCTGCCGCCGGCCTGTCGCTCGTAGCGCTCAACAGCAAGGCTGTCGGCGCGGCGGCGTTCGCATACAAGCAGTCGACGCTCCTACAGGCTCGAGCGGCCACAGGCGGCGACCTGCGCTTGTCGCGGTGGGGTCGTCAGGCCGGCGGGTTGAAGCTGGGTGTCGGCTACACGGTGACCGGCACCGGCAACGCAACAGCGGTCGTCGCGGCTCGCCCGCAAGGGCCGTGGAAGGTTGTCGAGTTCGGACAC